AAATTATCAATACGATTTAATTTTTCATTAATTAGTCTATCTTGTTCTTCCTTATTAATTGTTTTAGTTTTAGTTTGTATATATGGTTTTAATGTAGTTTTTTGAATAGGTTTATCTAACATTTCAATAGATTCAATAGAACCTGTTTTTATATAATCTATATTTTGTTTAGGTGCTAATGTATATGAAGACATATTATTATTTAATTTTACATTTTGTGATAATTCATTAATATCATCCATAATTTCATTAAGTTTATTATCACCAGTAGTTAAATTATCAGTAATTAAATTATCAGTAATTAAATTATCAGTAATTAAATTATCAGTAATTAAATTATCTTGAATATCTTGTTTAGTGTTGTCATAAAATGTAGTTGCTTTGTTTAACATTTCGCTGTTTTGAATATCTTGTTTAGTATTGTCGTAAATAGTAGTTGCTTTGTTTAACATTTCGCTGTTTTGAATATCTTGTTTAGTGTTGTCATAAAATGTAGTTGCTTTGTTTAATAATTCGCCGTTTTGAATATCTTGTTTAGTGTTGTCATAAAGTGTAGTTGCTTTGTTTAATAATTCGCTGTTTTGAATATCTTGTTTAGTATTGGTATATAGGGTATTAAGTGAATCAAAACTATCAGTTATTATATTACCACCTTTGTAGGTAGTTTTGGCGGTATTAATGTATAGCAGAATGTATATAATAATTAGTAATATAGTAATTAATATAAGGTAAAGTCCAGTATAATCCATTATATAATAATATAATATATAAAATATACTTAAAAATAGAATATTAAAAATATATTTTATAATAATATATGTTAAGTAAAATATTGTTAGATAAACCGAAGGAGTGTATAATATCTTTAAAGATTTTAAAGAAATTAGGTGAGGGTAGTAATGGTTCAGTTCATCATACTTGTATATTAGATAATTGTAAATATATCTTGAAGGTAATAAATTATAAGAATAATAAGGATTTGAAGTTTATATTGAATGAGATAAATAATCAATATATATTAGGTAAGAGTTATTCAAAACATATACCAGCACTAAAGTCATTTTTTATAGGAACGAAGGAGATAAATGATATTATAAATAATAAATTTAAAAAAATAAAATTAAAAAAGAATGTGAATTATGTGTATTTATTGATGGATTATTTAGAAGATGCACAAACACTAACAAGTTATTTAAATAAATTAGATGATAAGAAACAAATAAGTAAAAGTTATGATTTATTGGTAGATATAACAAAATTTATATCAAAAATAAATTCACAAAAAATAATTCATGGAGATTTACATACGGATAATGTAATGGTAAATAAAAAAGGGACAAAATTTTATTTAATAGATTTTGGTTATTCTGTGAATTTTAAATTAAAAAATAATATAAATTTGAATAATATTTCGGAGAAATTGTTATATACATTTGATTTATGGAAATTTGTTTCAGATTTGGAAGAACATTATAATATAGATAGTAATATGGTTCGTAAATTATTAATTCCAGATATAGAAGATTATTTAGAAAATTATGAGAAAGTTCATAATCCAAAAAATATATGGTATACAATGAGTTTATGAAGCATTATATGCTAAACCTCCCATACCATTAGCAATTTTTAATATATTATAAGAAAGTGCGAAAACTTTAATAGAAGCAGTTCTGGAAGATTTGACTGATTGTGCGGTTAAATTAAGAACTAAATGTGCTGTATCAATTTTGGAGAAATTACAAGTTCCAGTTGGTTCAATATTTTCAGGTTTAATACCGAATGAATATATATACATACCAACAGGTAATCCATTAGAAATATAGTAATATGGATGTAATTTATTAAAATATCTATCGGTTTGTTCTGAAAATCTGTCATGACCATTAAATTGTAAAACACCAGTATTAACACAACCAGAACCGAAATCAAATAAAGGTAAATTAGAGGAAATAACATCAGTAGTTAAGGCTGCGGTTAATGATGGTGTTAAAATATTAGCAAATCCACCAGAAGAATAATCAACACCTCCTCCGGTTGATTCACCTGAATTAGGTCTATATTGAGGATTTTCAGAACCAGTAGTAGCACCAGAAATGGCAACTCCAACACCAGTTAAAGGTAATCCAAAATTGGTATTATTACTTGAAACCATACCATTACCAAGAGAATCTTGTGGAGTTCCATTATAATAACTAACATCAATTTGGTCACTAAAATTAAACCATTGTTTACCACCATATTCAGTAGTGAAAGTTGTATCAATAAAATTTTTAGGTTGAACTACCCATACCAATAATTTAGTAGGATTATTAAATGCTAATTTTAATTTGGTATTAGTGGTAGTGGTAGTTTCCTCACCTCTATATTGTAATTGTTCTATTAAATATTCATGTTCGCTATTAGCAAATCTTCTTCTTTCTTGTGTATCTAAATAAATATATTCACATAATAGATTAGCAGTTGTTAATACAGGAGGTGTTGTAGAATATTTGCCAGTGCTCCAACAACAATCGGCCGCCTCCCTAAATTCAACATTAATTTTTACATCATGAAATCGTAAAGCAATTAAAGGTAAAGCAAGACCAGGGGATCTACAAAACCAAAAACTTAATGGAATATATAATTCAACAGAAGGTATAGCACCTTGTGCGTCAATAGTATTTTGTGAGTCAACTGTTGTGGAGGCACTTGCATGACCTCTTACAACTTGTGTTAATCGTGGAACATTTCCAACCATAGAGGCATATGCTTCTTTTTGACCACTTGCTTGTGATATTTCGTTCCAAATATGTAACCATTCAGAGTAATGTTTATCAATAATTTTTCCAGCAATTTCAACATCAACATTTTTAATCATAACATGTCCTAACCAATTTAACCATCTAAATCGGTTGTCTCCGGTTGTTCCACAATCAATTTGAGGAAGAACGACTTTGATGCTACATTTATATAATAAATCAGCATTTTTGGAAATATTTGCGAATACTTTTCTTCCAAAATCAGGAGTATTTGTGAATGGTAATGAAATAGTTTCAATAGCAAAATTAGTATATCTTCTATAAACCATTTTAAAATATGTAATTTGTGGATCACCAATTAAATATTTATCTTGAACGCCAATTGATGTCAATTGTAATTGTCCTCCACCCATTATTTATTATATCTATTATATTATTTTTTTCTTATTGTTTTTTTGTATTATTATTTTATTATTTATTTTACGGACATTCCATCCATTATTTATAGCATTAAGTATTAAATCATTAAATATATTATTATCATTTCTTGTTGCTTGAACTATTTTTTTATATATACAATATATCAAATATTCCATAAATTGTATTGTTTTCATATCCATAACTATATTTATATATATATTATAAAATATTCTTTTACATATTACTTATTATATTTTTATGTATATTTTATACATTTTTATATATTTTTAGTATATATAAAATTACATATTATATAGTAATTATATATATGATCTATTTTAATGTGAAAGATAAGAGTAGAAAAAAAATTAATAATAACAAAACTTTGGATTCAATACATAATACAACATATAATGAATTATCACAATTGAAAAATAAATTACCTAAATTACAAAAGGAGTTGGATAATAATAAGAAAAGGTATGATGAATTAATAAAGAAGGATATATCAACATATAGTAATGAGGAACTAAAAGATTATTATATTTATGAAAGTAAAATTAGGGATATAGAAGAGGAGATACAGTTAATAAATAATAAAACGAATGAAAATAATTATTTTTTAAAAACTGGTGATATAATGTTTGATTATTATTCATTAAATGACATAACAAAAACGAATAACAATTTAAACAATAAAAGTTCAAATAGTCAAAATGATACAGAGGGTATTATGTCATATTTTAATACAGATGACAATATAGTTTCAAGTTTAAATTACTATGATAGTAGTGAAGCGGATAATAGTGATAGTAATTCAAGTTCTAATAATAATTTAAATAAAGCAGATATGTTAAAAAAATATTTAACGATTACAGACCCTGATTATAAGGGCAATATTAATTATATCAATAAAAATGTATGTAATATATGTAATAAAAATGTATTACAAAATTTAGTTGAAGGTGTAAGTATATGTTCTAATTGTGGAGAACAATCACATATATTAATTGATACGGAAAGACCAAGTTATAAAGAACCGCCTGCTGAATATAATTATTTTAATTATAAAAGAATGGATCATTTTAATGAATGGTTAGCACAATTTCAAAGTAAAGAAAGCACAGATATACCTAATGATGTTATAGATAAAATTATAATAGAACTTAAAAAACAAAGAATTACAAATATTGCGAATTTAAGTAGTTCTAAAATTAGAGATATATTAAAAAAATTAAAACTAAATAAATATTACGAACATATTTCTTATATAAAATATAAAATAAATGGTATTCCTCCACCTATTATTGAACCACCTATAGAAAATAAACTTCGTGCTATGTTTAGAGAAATTCAAAATCCATTTCTTAAACATTGTCCTAAAAATCGTAATAATTTTTTGAG